GGTCCAGGTAACGATCCAAACTCAGCAAACAACTTAGGTGCTTCGTTTGAGATTTACATTGGCGAAGATAAAACTGGCAGCTTTATTTTACAAGTTGCTAATGCTAATGATACGATGACTGGTAATGCAATCATTGTTGATACAGATACAAACGATAATGCTGAAGGTTTTATGACTGCAGCTGCTTCAGATACTATTACTTTAAATGGTACTACAACTGGAGGAAAAGCTGGATCAATCATAACTTGCAAAGCTATTGGTGCAAACAGATGGGGCGTTCAAGTTCATTCTGGTGGAACTAGTAACTTAGCTACACCTTTTAGTGCAGCAGTAAGTTAATAATTAATTTAGTGTGGGGCTTCGGCCCCACATTTAATTTTAAGGAGAAAATATGAGTTCAGATCAGAAGTTTACAAATATAGCTAGCACAGGACAGGTAAAAACTATCTCTGGTGGATCAGTTAACATAGGTCCATGTAGAGTTACTTACATACAAGCAAATGGTGTAGCATCATCTGTTGTTGTGTTAAGAGATATTTCATCTGGTAGTTCAGGAGATAAAGTTTTCGAAGCTGATTTTGGTACTGAAGGTTTAGATATCTTCGTTCCAGGAAATGGTATTAGATTTGAAAACGGTGTTCATGCAACCATGACTAACACAACATCTTTGACTATTGGCTACACTGGCTAGGAGTTTAAATGGCTAATACTACTTCGGGAACAACAACGTTCGATAAGACTTTTGCTATTGAAGAGATAATAGAAGACGCTTTCGAACGTATTGGATTAAATTCTGTAGCAGGTTATCAACTTAAATCTGCAAGAAGATCTCTTAATATCCTATTTCAAGAGTGGGGTAATAGAGGTATTCACTATTGGGAAGTAGGGTCAACAAACCTAGATCTTATAGAAGGTCAGGCAGATTACGATTTTTTTAGATCTAGTGATGACGGAACGTCAGCAACAACCACAGATCCAGCTAGTGTGTTTGGTATATCCGATGTCCTTGAGGCACAATTAAGATCTAATAGAACTCAGACAACACAATCAGATAGTCCGATGACAAAGGTAGATAGATCCACATACGCGGGATTCTCAAACAAATTATCTAAAGGAACACCTAATCAGTATTGGGTAGAGAGATTTATAGATAAGGTTACAATACATATTTATCCGACACCTGATTCAACAAATGCATCTAAAGATATGCATTTCTTTTTTATAAAAAGAATACAGGATGTGGGGGATTATACAAATGCAACAGATGTACCATTTAGATTTGTGCCTTGTATGGTGTCAGGACTTGCTTATTATCTATCACAAAAATATCAACCGCAACTCATACAGGCTACAAAACTAGCTTACGAGGATGAGCTTGCAAGAGCACTAGCAGAGGATGGTTCTGCTTCTAGCACACACATAACACCAAAAGCATATTACCCGGGAACATAATGGCAAAGTACGCAACAGGAAAATACGCAAAAGCAATATCAGATCGATCTGGTATGGAATTTCCATATAAAGAAATGGTCCGAGAATGGAACGGATCGTTTGTTCATGTATCTGAGTTTGAACCAAAGCAACCACAATTAGAACCAAAACCTATGAACGGTGATTCTATATCTTTGAGAAATGTAAGACCTGATAGAGTAGAAACATCAGTTCCAAAACTTTTACCATTAGATCCGTTTACTACAACAAATGGATCTACAACAATAACAGTAGAGGAGCCTGATCATGGTCGATCAACAAACGATAGAGTTAGATTCCGAGATGCACAAAACGTTGGAGGAGTGGCCGCAGCAACAATAAATCTAGCTGCAGGTTATTTAATTACTAAGGTAAACGATGATAAATATACCTTTGCAACAGCCACAACATCTAGTATAACTGAAACAGGAGGAGGTGGTTCTGCATCAGCGGGACCGGTAACAGTAACGGCATGATACAACATATTAAAAATTTTATTTGTGGTTTATTAGGAATCAAACAGTGCGCATGTCCAGAGGATATGGATGAGCATGGAGAGTTATACTTAAAACCACAGGAATCAGATACTCCGGTATATGAGAATGAGGAGGCGGTAAAAGCTGAACATTGTTCTGGCCATAAAAGATTTAGAAAATCTTGCCCTCTTTGTCAGGAGATAATAGCATAATGCCTGGATTAAGTGCATCAGGATTAAAAACACAGATCAGAAGTTACACTGAGACAGACTCTAATGTTTTAACAGATGCTGTTTTAGAGAATATAATTTTAAATTCTCAATATAGAATAATGAGAGATGTTCCTATCGATGCGGATAGAAAACAACAATCTATAAATTTAGTTCCAGGACAAGAAACTATTAACGCTCCTGCAGGTTGTTTGTTTATAAGAGCGATTCAAGTTTATGACTCTAATTCTGTTTTAACAGGTTCAAATACTTTTTTAGAAAAAAAAGATATGAGTTATTTACAAGAATATCAGGATGTGACAGGGACAGCCGCAGCACAAGGTAAACCAAAATACTACGCTTCTTTTGGGGGTGCAACTGGAAACACAGATACGACATCAGGTAGAATATTTTTAGCCCCTACACCTAATACTAATTATTTAGCTAGAATACATTTTAACAAAATGCCTGATCTTTTAGAGGGTGATAATACTAATTATATTAGTCTTAACTTTCCAAATGGACTTTTATATTGCTGTCTATCTGAAGCATATGGCTTTTTAAAAGGCCCTATAGACATGTTGACTTTGTATGAAAATAAATATAAACAAGAGGTACAGAAGTTTGCTAATGAGCAAGTTGGTAGAAGACGAAGAGATGACTACACTGATGGCGCTGTTCGTATACCAGTTAACTCAGCAAACCCGTAGGAGAATAAATTATGGCAAATGCATCAGCAATATGTTCAAGCTTTAAACAAGAGCTTTTACAAGGTAAACACAGTTTTGAGTCTTCAGGTGGACACACTTTTAAAATAGCACTATATGATAGTGACAAAAATTTAGGAGCGTCAACTACAGATTATAATACATCAGAAGAAATTTCAAACACGTCTGGATCTGCATATCAACCAGGTGGAGCAACTCTTACAAACTCTGGCGTATCATTAACTAGTACTACAGCTTTCACAGACTTTTCAGATGTAACTTACTCATCTGCTTCTTTCACTGCAAATGCTGCATTGATATACAACACAACAACAGATGGTGGATCAGGAACTACTGACGCTGTTTGTACAATTGCATTTGGTGGTGACAAGACAGCTAGTAACGGAACTTTTAAAATTGAGTTTCCAACAGCAGATTCAAGCAGCGCAATAATTAGATTAGCATAGGAGGCCGACCATGTCGGTATCTTCAGGATGGGGCAGGTTCACCTGGGGTCAAGCTTATTGGAATGAAGACCAAAAGTTTGGAGCAGGTTGGGGAGCCAAGACTTGGAACGAACAATCTTGGGGCGATCTTAACGATGTAACTGTTTCACTAACAGGTCAAGAAATAACTTCCAGCATGGGTATAGAAGGCTGGGGTAATAATACTTATGGTCAAGGTGCATGGGGCGAGTTTGCA